CTTTTCTCCAACTTGAAAATCAAAACCTTTAAAGTTCTCGTTGAATACTTTATTCGTCTCAGCTTCAAAATGCTGTTGCTGTTTGGTGGTTAGTTCCTCCACCGATTTTTGTTCCTTGCTATATCTATCGAAAAACTCTACAGCCTTTTGTTGTTCTGGAGTTAACCTCGACCCTAACTTAAGGTCTTGGTAATACTTCGACTTCATTCCATCTAAATGGTTTTTAGCCTGCGCTAGTTCTTCTTTGTAAGCAAGTTGTTTTCTTTTTATGTCCCTCTCCTCGTCCATCTCTTCGTCATAGCTGAACTTATCGTCTATTAAGAAGTCGATTTCATCTTTGCTGAGGTGAGGCTTAGTCGCCTTGTAGTATTCGGATAAAAGAGTTTTTTCTTCTAAGCTACCATAGTCTGCATTTAATCTAGCATAGTCCTCGATAGTTCCACCAGTTTCTTCCATAAACTCAATGAGCTTTTCGATTCCTTCTGGCAATTCCATCTTGGGCTGTTCTGGAGTAACCTCAGGTTGTGCTTCAACCATTGGTGCTTCCTCTTCTACAGCAACTTGTGGTTCCGGCTCATCAGTAACCTCTTGTAAGGTAGGAACATCCTCCTCAACTTGTGGCCCTTCTTCAACCGGTGGCTCCGTTACTTCCGGCGTTTCTTCAGTAGTTGGGAAACCTACTCTATAGGTTCCATCTTCTAATACTTCGCTTTTAACTTTGTTTTCTTCAACCGGTGCTTCTTCAGTTGGTGTTACCTCCTGCTCTACAACCGGCTGTTCATTCATTTCTTCCATAATAAAATATTATATAAATAATTGTTTGTTTTATCTTGGTTCAAATTGCTCTAAACCAAAACCTCCTAAGTTGTCAAATCCAGCGGATTCAAACTTTTTAGCAGGCGCATTTTGCTTTCTCTGCTCAATCATTTCTGATTGTTGACTAGCTTGAATCCTAGTCCTTTCATCTTTCCTATCTTCTTTATACTTCTCCTTATCCTTTATCACTTGACTTTCTACATCTTTAAGTTGCATATTCATTTCGAACTCTTTCTGCATAAGATCAAACTTGATCTGTGCTTCTCTCTCCATCTTTTCTATTTCGAATTGATTCTTAGCTTGATGTATCTTTATTTCAGTAGAAGCTAATGCCTCTTGCTTTTGCATCTCCGCCTCTGCTGCTACTCTTGAAGACTCCTGATTTGCTTGAGCTTGCATCTGAATGTTACGCTCTTTAAGTGCTTGATCAATTGCCATCTTCTTAGACTTTCTAACTTTCAACAACTGATTAGCTAGCTTAGTGTTCCTAACGTTTCTAATATCAATAGCGTCCTCTAAACTAATAGCTTGCTGTTGCAATGCCATTTGAATGTTATTCTCTAGCCTAGTTTTCTCTTCTTCATCAGGTTCTATCTCTAAGAATATACCAAAGTCGTGCAAATGAAGTTGCTTAACCTCATGTAACGTACCAACGTTAAATCTTCCTAGAGACTGTATAAACTGATTAGCCGTGTTAGAGTATTCAAGCACGTCAGATATTCTAAGAGAGCAAGCCTCTGCTGTTTTAAGAGTAAGGTATAAACCTCCATCTTGAATATGCTTAGTTGCTACGTTCGAGTTCGCTGCTGCTAACTTCTGCAATCCAACCAAAGAGTTTTCGTTTGGTGCACTACCATCTCTAGCCTCGTTCAAACCTGTAACGTCTCTAATCATTTGCAAATAGTAATTGTAAGAATTAATAAGTGCAGAGATCTTAGCATTACCACCACTGGTTTGTAACTCTTGAATAGGTACTTTACCGTGGTTGAACTCTCCATCTTGGGTCATTGATCTACCAATAATACTACCAGTTTGGAAGTACATGTTCAATGCCTCTTGTGGGTTGTAGTTTGTACCGTTACCTAAATCTATCTCAGCGATACCATCAGCATCTAAGTAAACACCATCAGGTACCATACGAGACATGACTTGCTGTAACTTCAAATGAGTTAGCTGGATCATGTCAGCAAATGTCATCATTCTACTAACTAAAGATTCAGCTCTACCTTTGTACATTCTTGGAGCTACTATGTTGTAACTCATGCCTACTCTAGTAATATCAGATTTAGGACGCGTCATGTTTTCACATAGCTTCCAATCTAATAGTAAGTCGTGACCTAACACTTTAACACCGGAGTACAAAACCTCTATAGACCTTTGAACTTTTTGATACCTAGCTCTTTGATCTTTAGGTGGGTTAAATGTATCTGACTTTTCAATCGCTTTGTCAGCGCCACTAGATGTTTGCTTTATCTTATATGTTTGATTGTTGAACGTCTTATACTCAAAGAATAAAACATTAATATAATCCTTATCTTGTCGATGCTCTGGGTAGTAGTTATATTTATCGTAATTAGAACTTTGGTATTTACTCTCTAGATCTTCTAGTTGCTCTTGAGTTAAATGAGGGAATTGCTTTTTTAATTGTGTTAAAGTAATTCTTCTCACTTCACCTACGTAATACACGTCGTCAAAAAACGGTGATTCACTGTATGAGTAAACTATATTTGCTGGATCAACGTACTCAATCGTTACGCCTTCAGCTGTGTTAAAAGAGTTTTTGACGCATGCTATACCAAGCACCGCCAAGTCATAATCTAATCTCTTCTTTGTTAGACTATATTTATTTAAATTAAATAAATTATCTAAAGCTTCTTCTTCTGCTATCTCTATGCTTTGCTTATAATCAAGTTGCATGTGCACTGACAACTCATCGTCATCTTGCGGTAAAACAGCAGGGTCATTGTTGAAAGTATTTACACCAGTCTCTTGCTGAACAGTCTCTTTGAAGGTCCTGAACTGCATATCTTCCATCATGGCCTCAACATAATCCGTTCTTTGCTTTACAGATGCTGGATCTTGAGAGAAGGCTTTAATCTTATATAGTCTTTCAGAAATACCATTAACAACAATATCAACAAACTTAGGAATGATAGGTACTGGCTTCCAATCTAAATTAAGATAAGACAAATCACCGTTTATAGATAATTCATCTTTATACTTCTGAACTGACTGTTCACCTCTAGCGTATAGTCTAAGTTCATGAAATCTATTTTTAGTATCATAATACCTAGACGTTCCACCGTCTCTGTTAAACCACTCCGCTTCAACTGCCTTAGCAACTTGCAGGCCGTAGTCAAAGCTTGACTTCTCCTGATCAGGCACTGCCTGGCTAGGGAAAACGGATTTAGTTTTAGTTTTAATCATTACTCAATTATCTTTGATATTGCTCCTTTGTTGTCGAACTTTGAAAATCCAAAGCTCAATGTATTTGTTTGTCTCTCTGATTTAGGTTGATACATATGTCTATTGCAAGCCATAACCGCAAGACCAGAACTAATAGATGCGTCAAACTGTGTTCGCTTGTTTATATCGAACTTAGCCCAATCGTTAAGTGTTCTATTAAATTCTATATTGCCATACTCGCCATCTTCCTTTACACCCACGTATGTGGATATATAACTTTCAATCGCTGATGCGTGCGCTTGCTTTATGTCTTCACTAGAGTTAGGTATACCACCTATTTCTTTTTCTGCAGGTGATAACTTGTTCCAAGTCTTATCAGGCCTGTTCATTGAATATCCTCTATAACCTCTTCTTTTTAAATAGTATAATAAACGTGGCTTGTTATTCTCTGCTAGTATTGGCATACCATAAAAAACCAAAGCCATCAATACATCTTCGAAAAATATCTCAGATGTTTGTGGTCGTGCTATATATTCTAAAAAGAAAGTATTAGGTGGTGCATCTTCCATACTAAACTTAGTAAGTCCGTGCAGTGCACCTTTAGAACCTCTTCCATCCACCGTTCCTGATATATCGTAACTATCACAACCGAAAGCTCCAATATGTTCGTTACCAGGAAACTTTAGTCCATTCTTTAGTACCATCTTGTTTTGAAGATGTAAACCTGGAACCCAAGATATATTGAACCTACCATTGTTTAAATCAGGAACAAATAAAACCCTTGAATCTTTAACTCCATTCTCCCATTGAAAGTTCCCTTTGATAGGTCTTGCAGTCTCTTCGTTATAATCTATTTGCTCGTATATCTTTGTTAGGTTAAATATACTATTTTTTGTTTCATCTCTAAACGCATGCTCTTCAGTTCTTGGGAACTGTCTGTAAAATTCGTTTAAAGAATCTTGATCACTTCTTAAACCTTCGGCTTCGTTCTGCCAGTGTTCTATAACACCTATATCAATAGCACTACCATCAGGACCTATCACCGGTTTATCAGGAGTATTAAATACCGGAATACCATATTGGTCCATAAACCCTTCGTAGTTCCACTCCATTGGGATAAACAAAGAATAAAGACCTGAGCTAGTCTGTCCGTTCTTATTTCTTTTAGTTACATCAGAATCGTTGTATAACTTTTTAAAGTTTGATCCACCTTTATCTAATGCGTTTGATGTTGAACCCATCATACACTTACCTATGACTTTACTACCTAACCTAAGCGTAGTCTTTGTTACTCTCCAGTTGTTTAGTATATTCTCAGGCTTCTCCCACTTACCTGCCTCATCGTGTATTAGTAGCGCAAGCTTCTCACCATCATAGGAGTTATCTCCTGTATTTTTCCAGTCTATAGTAGTATCAAGACCTTGCATTTCTTCTAGACCCTCAGATGATGACATCCTTTTTCTAGTTAGCTTACTTGCTGGAACTCGGTATGCTAGCTCTGTCTTAGGTCTATCCATACCATCTTGTATAGGCTTGAAAAAGAAAGGATAGTTTATAGAAATAGGTACAACCTTATCTGTAAACATTTTCTTTGCGTCAGCACCAGACTTTGATAATATACCGTATCTAGAATCTGACTTAATCGTGGCAGAAGAGACTGTCTCGCTCGATGCCATGAATGAAAAACCAGAACGTCTATTCTTCAAATAGCACATACCATAAGATCTAGTATCCGCCTTGCAAGCCTCCCAAAATATAAAGAACAATCTGTTTGCTTCTCTATAATCAGGTTTACCTACGTCGATTTTACTCCACTGTAGGTACATGTAATGACTACCAGTTATATATGTTGGTACGCCATTATTGTAAAACCAAAAGCCTTCGTCTCTTCTCTTAAACTCTTCTTCAATATAATCTATCCATTGCTCTTTAAAGTTATCAGGAAGATCTCTCCAATCAAATATAGACTTAATGTTACTCAAGTCTTTGGGTAGTGGTTCTACGTTCCATTTATTATTATCCCAGCGTTTAACTTGTGTTGGTTGCTTAGGCAGAGCTATTTGTAGGTTTTGTATCTCTACTATGTCACCTATTTGCCCTGTCTTACTGATAACAATAATGTCGTGTTCTTTATTATAGCCGTACTCCCAACTCTTAGACTTGTTAAGTCTCTTTATCGTATTAATACGTATTGGTTCTACGACTTTTATCAGACTCTGCTCGTACATGACTACTTACTTTTACGCTCAGCAAAACCGCTAAAGGCTTGCTTTGTTTTTTCTACAGTCTTGTTTTCTAGCAGAGCTTTTTCTTCTTCAATCCTAGTTAATATTTCAAAGGCATCGAATATAGCAAGCTTCTTTGTAGCTGCAGCGTTTTTAAGTCTATCAGCAGACACGTCTTCTTCAGTGTTTGTGATAATCTTTTCCTCTGCTACCTTGATAAGCTCCTCAACAGCTTTGTACCCAGCTTCGATTATGTTGCTTTTCTTCTCCTTGATATTCATATTTAATTGTAATAAAATTAGTCTTGAGTCTGTATAGCTTTTCTCCGTCTATATCAAACTCGTATTCACCAACAGGTCTATAACCAACAATATCACCTTTACTATAAACATCAGAGTAAACCACCTCGCCAATCAAATCGCCAGCTGGTTTTACAAATGTATACTCAGGTAAAGCAATCCACTCATCCTCTTTTTTATAAGCAAACACTTGATCTATACTTATCTTGTATAGATCTTCTTCTACATAGCTACTGCTATTTTTCTCTTGGCCTCTAGCGTTATGCCATCTCCTAAATACATTGTGATGGACTATTACTTCATCACCTTCTTTAATTGGTGTTTCAAAGTTAGTTGGTAAACCAACAATTACGCCTTGTCTACTTATGTATTCGTGGTTAAATATTTCGGTGTTTAGTATTAGTTCTTTGTCACCGATCTTTTTAGTATTGTTGTATCTTTCGCCTTTGGGTTTTATTAAAAAGTAATAAGTGCTTTTCATTAATACTCCAAGTTGTACTCTACTGATACAGCCATATTCTTATTGAAGTCCTTCCAAGGTAATACCTCTTCTCCTTTTCTAATGTATATACTGTACTTAGTGTCATCTTCGACTATATCACAGATGGTATGCCCTCCGTAGACCTCTTGGCCCACGGAGTAGTGCATAGCATCGTTCTTATAATCTTTCCCTACACTAATCTTTCGGATTAGCTTCATTTTCTGCTTCTTTGATAGTACCGTCTTGGATGTTGATACTAACGTTACCGTACTCTTTCTCTAGCTCGTTTTGAAACTCTGTAAGCTCTTTGCGAACCGCTGGGATAGCAGCAATAACGTCGTACTTCCTAGATTCTACTTGACCCAACTCTAATTGTAATTGGTTGATTTGGTTTACTAGTTCTTGCAACTTTGCAAGTTGCTCTTCTTTGATTTTGTTTTCCATAATAAAATTTTAATGTTTGGTTTTTTAACTTATCTATAGTATTACTCTATTTTACTATTTTTTACTCTTCTGTTACTTTTGTAAAACCT